TGGTTACCAATTAAAATCTGCGAGAAGATCGCTAAATATTTTGTTTCAAGAATGGGGAAACAGAGGTATTCACTATTGGGAAATAGATGAGCTTGATTTAGATTTAATAGAAGGACAAGCAGAGTATGATTTCTTTAGATCATCAGATGATGGTACAAGTGCAACATCTACACCAAACGGTGTGTATGGAATATCTGATGTTTTAGAAGCACAACTAAGAGCAAATAGAACTCAAACAACACAAGCAGATTCACCAATGACAAAAGTAGATAGATCTACTTATGCAGCGTTTTCAAATAAATTATCAAAAGGCACACCTAATCAATACTGGGTAGAAAGATTTATAGACAAAGTCAGAGTGCACGTTTACCCAACACCTGATTCAACAAACGCATCTAAGGATATGCATTTCTATTACATTAAAAGAATACAAGATGTAGGTGATTATACAAATGCAACTGATGTGCCATTTAGATTTGTGCCTTGCATGGTGTCTGGACTTGCATATTATTTAGCACAAAAATATAAACCAGAGTTAATTCAACCTATGAAACTAGCTTACGAAGATGAATTAGCTAGAGCATTAGCGGAGGACGGGTCAGCTTCAAGCACATATATTACGCCTAAAGCTTATTACCCAGGTTCATAATGGCAAAATTTGCAACAGGTAAATACGCAAAAGCAATATCAGATAGATCTGGTTTAGAGTTTCCATATAAAGAAATGGTAAGAGAGTGGAATGGTTCTTTTGTTCATGTGTCTGAGTTTGAACCTAAACAACCACAATTAGAACCAAAACCTATGAATGGTGATTCTATATCTTTAAGAAATATTAGACCAGACAGAATTGAAAATGCGGTTCCTTATTTATTACCAACAGATGCTTTTGAAACTTATGAAGCAGGATCTGGAATTATTAATGTTACAGCACCCGGTCATGGTTTAACGAACGGTGATACAAAAAGATTTAGAGGAGCTCCTTTAGCAACCACAGCATCTGGTGGATCTTTTCAGTTTACTAATCCAGAAAGTTTTGATGGTATATCAGGATCTAATATTGCAAAAGCAGCTGGATATACGATTACAACAGGACTGTATGTAAATGATGCTAGAGTTTCTACAGATTATGCTGTAGCAAATTTCTTCTTCTTTACAGTTGATACAGATACTGCTACAAAAGGGGGAGTAACAGGAGGAGGAAACGGCTGTTCCGTTGGACCAGTCACGTTATCAGCATAATGGCAGGATTAAGCGCATCAGGATTAAAAACACAAATAAGAAGTTACACAGAGGTTGACTCTAATGTGTTATCTGATTCTGTTTTAGAGA